ATAAAATCATTCCAACAACCTTGACTACAAAAATGGGACCAGACATTGTTTGCGTTCCAATGGTTTTGAGCAATCTTTCTGGTCCTCAAAACCTTTGAACCTTTGACACCTCTTATCCTGTCCTGTGTATGTCTGGTATGACACTCCGGTCCATGACACCAATTATAGTCTGACATTTCTTTTTTCCTCTCTTTCCTCTTTTTCTTCTGTTAAAACATTTATAATATATCGCAAGTTTTCGTATCTTAATTCGCAACCAAATTTTACGATAGTATCCATTTTTTTAGTTTCATCTAACATTTGTTCTTCTGTCATTAGTGCCTCACTTTCCACGCAGTAGTCGCAGTTCTATATCCATGTGCGTCTAGATCATAATAAACATAATAAGGTGTTCCATTTTTAGCAACACCAAATCTGCTTTTGTCGTCATGTTTGCCTTGTCTTGTTATGTGCTTTTTGTGCTTACTTGCCCAATAAGTTATATAAAATGTTTTAGTCATATTTCTTTCTCTCTTTCTGGGACTATCCTATATTATAGAATAGTCCCTGTCAAGTGTTAATTTACACTTTGTTGCATTTGTTTTCTTGCAATAGCGATCTTTTGATCTCTAGTTAAGACCTCTTTATCTTCCAAAAGACTAGCCAGATTTTCTGGTGAGTAGATTGAAAGTGCTAAACTAGAACTTTCATTCAACATTGTTTCATTTAAAACAACACCAACTTTATCTGCAAGTGCTTTTGCTTGGTCGAATGTTCTATAAGATTTTAAACCTAATCTTAAAGTTTTCATTTTGCCCTCAACATAATTATACATTTGTTCGTGTTCTTTAATTACATTGTCAGCACTAGCACGATACATCTTAAAAAATTCTAAAGTATTCTCATCAACTTTAAAATTTCTTGAATGACAATAAGATGTTCCAATTACCCAAAGTTTGAAATCATTTTCCCACTTTGATTTAGGTGTAGTTATAGATTTATCATCATTAGAAGATGTACTGAAACCTAAAAATTTATTTACTGCACTCTCATCATT